CAAAATCTGTTCCAGCTCCAATTACCGCCGTATTACTTAATTGTTTGTAAGTAGCTACCGATGCAGCAATCGAACCATTTAAATAATAAAATACAGACGCACCTCCGCCTCCGCTTGGCAAAGTTGCGAGTTGCCCATCGCCTCGAATATATTGTGCCGAAGTTCCAGCAGCGGTTACGGCTATTGTGCCATCAGAAGTCAAAGGACTATTTGCAACACTAAAAGCAGTTGGCATTGTTAAACCTACGGAAGTTAAACCACCCGCAGGAATATCGTTTAAAGTTATAAACGGATTCACTCCATCCGCTCCATCGTTGTTAATGCCGCAGTTGTGGTTGAAACAATTGTCAAAGCAATCGTTCCTGATTGGTCTGGTAATGTATAACCTTGATTACTTGTTAAACCTCCGAAACCAATAGTGTGAATCAGATTAGTATTTGGATCAAATTTTCTTATACTATCATTGTCAACTTCAAATATTTTAGCGTCATTATTATTGGTAATAGTAAAAACTTTTTCGTTTTGAGATAAATAACCATAATTAGAATTTGCGTCATCCCATAAACCAACCTTACCAACTTTTGCGTCTAGAAACGAGGTGTTTCCGTTTGTCAATACATCGTCTAATGTATTTGCTGATGGCGGAATATCGTTTAAAGTTATAAACGGATTCACTCCATCCGCTCCATCGTTTGTTAAATCCGATGTTTTTGTAACTGCTGCTGGAATTGTTGGCTTGTTTAAAATTTCAGCAACCCCGCTAATTGCATTCCAATCGCTATTGACTTGAGCTGCTGGGATTATTGGTTTATTTCTTATATAGTCAGGAGCTTGGTCGTCTGTTTCATTCCAATCGCTTTGAACTTGCTCACCGATAATTCGATTTATATTTATAATATAGTCATTTGGATTTGCTATAATTGTAACCTCATCAACCGCAACCTGTACATTGATATCAATTGTTTCAACCACAACTGCGGCATTAACAACGATGTCATTAATTGTATCTTGTACTATTATATCTACGTTATCAGCCATTTTTTATCGTGTAATGTCATCTGTTATTGTAAAAAACCCACTCACCCAAGTATTAACTTCGCCACTCGCAACCGTCACCTGAATATCGTATCTATAATCGCAAGCCTGTATGTCGATAATTTGCTCATCAATACAAAACTCGCCATTTGTTGGATCAAAAATTGTAAGCGTTGGAGTGTACGCGACAACCCCTCCAGCCTCTTTACGAAGTTGGATTTTTACATCACCACCCGTTAAATCCAAAGGGAATGTATTAATGTTTATTTGAAAGTCCGTTTGTTTGAACGTGTCCCCTCTTTTTGTTGTGAAGTTTAATGTCGATGCCATTTGTTAAAAATAGTTTTAATTTTTTAATATTTTCCTCTGTTCTTTTATCGGTTTTTCTCATATTTTTAATATGGTCTATCGAGCCACCATTTGCCACAAATTAAATTTGAGCGCATTGGGTTCACTATATTTGTTGAACTGCTTACATATTCGGGTAAATGGTTTTTATATAACCATCTTAACATTCGATCCTGATACATTTCCGACTTTAATCGCATATTATTAACAAGGTAATCGACTTCGGTTTTATCAATAGCAACTGAGTTGTCAGGTTGAGCCTTAAAAATACCATTGTTATTCACTTTATAAGCACCGATTAACAAATATTCAACTGCTGCTGCTGCAATAAGAAATGGAACAATATATCCATCATATAAAGTTAAGTATTCACCGGCTAAATCATCGGCTTCAAAGTCATCACAAATTTTATTGTAAAGCGTTTCGCCTAATATTTCCTCAAGTCTAATTCTTTGAGCGTCTGCAATACACGGAATATATAAATCAACATCAATATTGCCACCTAATAAGGTGTTTTTTGTCAATTCGTTTTCTTTTAATAGAATAATTGTTGCCATAAAATTACATATCGTGTGGTGCAATATACACCTTTGGGTTATTTGTTGGAGCGATTTCACCGGCTTTTCTAACATCAGCTGGTGTTGATGGTTGAGCTGCTGTATTTTTGCCTGTTCCTATTTTTCTGTACATTTCACGAGTCCAAAAGTGTTTACAAGTTCCATAAGGAAACGAATCAGAAAGTAAACCACCGCCTTTCCACATAAATATGTCATAAGGTTGATTGGGATTTGGATGCATTCCAAATCCGGGATTCACATTTCGATTGCTCATTTCCATTATATCCTCTTTGCGATACAATTTACTTGCATTAATCATTTTTTTACAAAACTCTCTTTCAGGGTTTTGATTTCCTGAATAACGATAACGTGTAATATATAATTTTGTGTCTTGCTCGGAAGGACTTTTTGTTCTTGCAGTTCCTGTCGATGCACTTGCTAAACAAACTTTCATTAATTGAGTTGAAACATTATTTAAACGCTCAACTTCAGCATCTAACTCAACCTCTTTATCATAATCAACTGGATCAGCACTAACTAACTCCCATTCATTTAAATCAATTTCTTCACCTAAATCATCAATACTTTGATTTGACAATTGTGTAACCGATGCTGATTGACTTGAAAATAAAGCCTGTGCAACTGTTGCCGGAATGTTTAAGAATTGGACCAAGAAAACAATAGCTTGTTCTGTTGTTAAAATTCCCTCTTTTACTTTTGCAAATATATCAATTGCTGAAGCGATTTGCGCACCATTATAAGAAACAGCTGCATCGCTTGTGGCTTTGTCAATTCCTGTTACATCAGTTGTAGTTGAAATAACGTCTTCAGCTCTCAAACTTTCAAATTGTAAATCTAAAGTCAATGCATTAACAGCGAAAATTTCCATTAATCCATCAAGGATAATTTCTTGTTTTGGCTTGATCACATTTATCATTAATTCAGCAAAACCCGTTTTTATTTCTTCAGCATTTGAAGAAAATCCGTTTGCCTCTTTTACACCTACCAACATAGGAGTTGTTAATTTGTGTGATGTACAAAGCTGCTGTCTTGCTTCAGTACTTAAATAGGCATATTGCTGATGTGCATCTGAAACCTCCAATGCCGAAATTGTTATTTCGCTATCTTTGTTATCGTTCCAATTTAAGAAAAAAGCTCCAGCGTTTTGTGATCCTGTTAAGTGATTACGAATTTGTCGTGTGTTCTCTTGGATTGTTTCAACGCTTTCTTGGATACCACAATTCATATTTATAATATGACCGAATGATAATCCTTTTTGAATATGGTTAATTGAGTAATTGCTAATTTCCTCCTCCATTCTTGCCCAACTAATACCCGCAACATAGGAAGGATTTGAATAATAAAATTGCCCAACCTGATAATCACGAATAATATAAATTTCTGATCGCTCACCATTTCCCTCACCAAAACCAAAAGCATCAAAACGCTCCGGCTTGTATTTATTTACATTTGAAAAATCATAGCTATAATAATATCCTGTAATATCTCCCTCTTCGTTTGCAACCTCAGGAGCAATCCTTTGTTTTGCAATATGGAAACATCGTTGGATTTTATTATTTATATATTTAACTTCAATTGATGCCTCTCCAAACATTTCAAAATCCTTGCAAATTTTTCTCAAGTCTTTTTTTGAAACCAACGAAATAATTGCTGCCCATTCGCTTGGCTTTGTACTTTTATCTTTTGAAGTCAATCCCTTACCATAAATAAATTGGCTGTAAGAGTCAATTATTGCCGAGTTGGTTGGTGATCCATTATAAGCATCAATAATTGTCTGATAAAATGAGTTTTTATCCCCATTAAGCACCCATTTTTTACCGGCAACCTCTCTGATTTCAGGTCGAATGTAATTTGAAAGGTTTATTATTTGTAATTTTTCCATAAATTATACTTTTAAAACCCCTTTATTGAGTTCAAAATTTTCTAAATCTGTTTGAGAAGTTGCGTAAGCCTTGCCACGATATATTAAATTATCATCCTCGTTAATTGTAACCTCAAATGATTGCCCTTCTTTTAAAATTGGCTCATTAAAAATTAAAATTAAAACGTTATTTTGATAATAAACACCTGTTACTTCAATTTCTTGAGTCAAATCATTACCCTCATTTCTTAATAAAAAGGTAATTATACCACTATTATACTCTCTTGGAATACAACGAAATTGATAAGGAGCTGTTAAATTAAATATCCACATATATATATAACTAAAAAATAACGTTTTGTAACAAAAAATGCCTCCGAAGAAGCATTTTTTTAACAAAACTATGAAAGAAAATTAAGAAACAACCACATCGCTAACCAAAGCTCTTAATGCTGTCTTCATTGCACTATCTAAAAATGGTGATAAATTACCTTCTTCGGCAGCAATTGTAAGTGTAAAACCACTTAAATCACCACCAGCACCACCCGATACTTTTGTACAATTTGACATTGTTCCGTTTGTAGCTCCTAATAGTAAAATATTACCATTATAATCCTCTACAAATACCAAAGGTCTTCCGGCACAAATTAATTGTACTTGACCTTGCAAATCAGCTGATAATTTTGGAAGAGTAACCGCTAAAGATTGAGCGTTTAAAAAAGTTCCATTATCCTCTGAACTTGTTCCTGTTTCAGTAAGAGCATTTGTAGTTGCTTTTACTTCGTATTTGAAAACTTCGTCAAGAGTTCCCAAACCGATAACTTCGTGAGCTGCAATGGTAAAACCATAATCATCGAAATTGGCGAAAAAAATATTTTTCACTCCACCTCGTTGGTCACGACATCCAAGCAATTTGCCCTTAGTGATAAGACACGACATATATATTTTTTGTATTAAAAACCGCCCAAACTAATGAGCGGTTAATTATTAATTAATTAGTCTAAAGATAACCAAACGATTTCAGCAGCGTTGTAGTATCCAACACCTACGTTGTAAACTACTTTTCCTCTTACTTTACCAGTCAATAAACCGATTTCGTCTTCGTCAACCATTGCTACTTGATTGTGATCAGCAGTCAAACCTGTTGCGAAAACAAGATTTTTCTTTTCGTAGATAACTACCGAGTTAGCTGGTAATCCGTTTAATACCGTTAATGTGTGTCTTCCGAATGCCAAAGCAAAATCATTGTTTCCGTTTCCGTAAACGATACCTTGAGTTGAAAGATAAAAAGCATAGTATTGAGCAACATCAGGAGATACAGCAAAAACTAATTCTTTATTTTGCAAAGCGATAGGCACAGCAGCCAAAGCTGGTTTTAAATAAGAACTTAAAACGTTTGCCTCAGTTACGGCAGCCAAAGCAGTTGGTTTGTTTACATCAGCATCAGCAATAAATTGAGTGATAAAACCATCAAAGTTTACAGTTGAAGTCCAAATGTCAGACTCTAATTTCTCACCAATTGCACCCAAAACTTCGGCTTGGATTGCATCCATAATATCACTTGGAGAAGTTGCATTTGCAGCACCAGCACCCATAATTCCATCAGACCAAGTTGCTCTAAAATCTTCTTTACAAACATCAAAATCATTTTTGAATTTGAATGGCTCGATTGTATTCTCGTTTAAAACGATTGTACCCGCTGGAGCAAATCCGCAAGTATATGCAGTTGTTCCATCTGTGTAAGCGATTTTACGCAAAGACAATTTATAATTTACATTCTCAGCGATTGTTACCGCTCCTTTTTCTATTGTGTCAATAGTTTTAAACGCTTGTCCGATGATCATACCGGCAGCCGTTCCGTTGTAGTTTGAACTTACAGTTGTAGTTGTAGCCATTTTAATTTAATGATTTTAAGTTATTTAATATTTTTTGATTTCGTGTTAATTTCACGTTTTTGTTTGAAGTTTCTGATACTTCCGGTTTTGCTTTTGTTGATGCTTTCACTTCAACCTTTGCAGTTTTTACTTCCTCAATTTGAGCTGATAATTCAGTACGAATTGATTCAATTTGCTTTGCAACTTCAACGCTCATATTAGTAACAATCGCTTTGATCATTTCTTCAGTAGACATTTCAACAGGAGTTTCAACTTCAGTTTCAACTTCTTCAACCATTGCATCTTTAATTTCAGCAATCATACCTTCTTCAGTAATTACTAAAACTCTACCATCCTCAAGTTCGTGTTCTCCAATTGGAGCTGGAACTTTGTCACCATTTTCGGTAACAACAAAAACTGACTTACCAGCTTCAAAAGACTCTGCCTCTAATGTAGTGACACCATCTTTAAGCATCATTGTCATCATTGAAACCTCAATAGTTTCAACAACTTCAACTTGCTCGGTTTCATTCGATAATTTTATCGAAGCAAAACCATCTTTAATCGCATTAACGATTGATTCTAAATTCATATATTCACTTTTTAAATTTACTTTTTCCATATCAAAGACTCCATCAATTGAAAATCCTTTTACCTTCCCAGTCTTAACATAATCATTCCAAATGGAATCATTATTTACTTTCATAAGACCAAACCAAGTCCCAACCTCTTCACTAAAACCATAATGAACTGATTTGTCGTGTACTTCATCCTCTTTGATCCAACTTTCAACAAATGTTACATCAGGGATATTTGTTCCTGAATGCTCAATCGTTGAATTATTTTGATAACCTTTTATGCTGAAATTTTGTTGAACTTGTTTAATCGTTTCTTTTGGAAATACAATATTAAATTCGTGACCATCTTGATTTCTATAAATAGGTTGATTGGGAATTAATATTGCACCCATCAAAATTCGTTGCTCTTCATTTACGGTTGCTAGTTTTATTTCTTTCTGTTTTGAAAGAGTTATAAAATTAACACCAATTGCTGGATCAGAAACAAGAGAAACAGCATAAACCCCTTCATTATCTTGTTCATTAAATATTACATTATATGTATCCATACTTGTATAACTTTTTTATTTGATTTTGTTATAAACTTTTTTTAATGTTTTAACCTAAACTTGCATTCGTTATGATATTACGATTAAGCGATTGACCACTTGAAACATCACCGGCAGTAACATAGGTTTTAATAGGAGGTTGTTCCCTTCCTAATGTTGCAGCTAATTGATTGACTCCTGTATTTCCAACCACATTGAATTGCGGAGCGGTTGCACCAACAGCACCACTTCCTATTGCACCTCCACTTGGTGCTGATCCTCCTCCTCCTCCTCCGGGAACTTTAACGGCTAAGATAGATTTCACATTTTTAATACCAGCAGCAATAGCAATTCCAGCATTAATAGGTGCTAATACTGGACCAACATAAGGAATTCCAACAGTAGCATCATATGCTTTTTGTGCCGAACTAAATGTATTTATTGTAGCACTTGCAACAGCAGCAGCTTTTCCAGCAGCCGTTTCTTTTCCTAATAAATCAGCCATTCCGGATAAAGTGTTTGCAATAGCATCAGCAGCTTCTAATTTAGCTTTCTTTTCTTTTTCTGCAATTGAAATTCTTGCATTGGCTTGTTGTTCTGCATTTAATGTTTGGTTTATTTCATTTTCAGTCAATACCTTTAAACTATTATTTGATATAATAGCTGCTGGAGTTAATTCGTTTTCTAAAGGTTTATTTTTTTCCCTTTCTTTCATAATAGCATCAGACCGTTCTTTTTCTGACTGAATGCTTAACTCTTTATTTTTAGTTAATTGATCTCTTTGTTTTTCTGCAAAATTAGCTTCAGAATTTGCAATTGCAACATTACCCTGTCTTTGTAATTCTTGATTTTGCTCTCTTAAATCCTGAATTCTTTTGTTTTGTTCTTTTGTAAGGTTATATTGATGAGTTTGAGTTTTTTGTATAGTTTCAATTTCCTTATTATTGGCTTTGCCTCTTGCTTCATAACCATCCAATTGAATTCTTAACAATTCTTTTTCTGATGCCCCTCTTTCTTTTGCTTTTGCTAATGCAATTTGAGTATTATAATCAATTGCTTTTGCATTGTCATCAGTTAATTTCTTTGTATTTTCTAGTTGTGCATTTAATTTCTCTTGTTGCTTTGTTAGTTTTTCAGTTGCATCGGTACTCTCATTCATTTTTGAAATCAAATATCCAATTCCAACAACCAAAGCACCAATCCCAGTTGATACAATTGCAGTTTTTAAGGCATTAAATGAAACGGCAGTTGTATTTACTGCTCCAGTAAAAATCTTTTGAACTGCTGCCGCTGCTGCTGTTGCAAGTGAGTTTAATTTTTGGAATGTAGTTGATGATTGTATAACCGCATTTAATTGTTTAAATGAGTCAACGCTTTCGCCTATGGCTTGAAGTCCTTGAGATAATGCCATTGCACTCTGTACTTTTAAAAGAGTTTTCTCAACGCTTTCAGATTGTACACCGAGTAATGACATACCACCCTGAACAGCTGCAAAACCTCCAGCAACACCACTCAAAGATGAGGTCAATGCTTTGAATTTAGCATCCGGATTGAAGGCATCAGTTAAGGCTTTGGCATCTCCAATTCGGTCCTTTAATTCCCCAGCTTTTTTTGCTGCATTTGTAGCTTCGACAGAAGTAACTCCAAACTTTTCTGATAATGTTGCAACATCAGCTTGTGCCTGTCTTAATTGACTGCGTAAACTTCCGACAGCTTGTTCGGCATTAGCCTGTATTTTTATATCAATAATTTTCTCTATTGCCATTTTAACGCTTTTTTAAATAGTTGGATGTATGTTTTTGGATATTGGTATTTACCTTTTGCGATTTCAATCACCTCATTGCCCTTAAATTGCTCGGCAAGTTTGAGCATTTCTAAAATATTGTTAAGCATATTGTAAAACGTTTAAATAAGTTGTTAATACTGAAACCCCATTTTTAAAATATTCAATTGGAATCGCTTCCGTTCGGTCTAATCCTGAAGCATTTGCATCGATTGTAACTAATAAATTAGTGTCCGAAATATTATCTGTTGAATCGCCCCATCTTACGAATACAGTTCCTGTATCTTCTAAAATATTAAAGCTGTCGTACTCATTCAAATAAATTACATATTCAACTTCTTTTGCTGTGTTGTCAACCATAATAACATCGGAGGAGCTAAAACGATAACCGACAGTCATTGCAGCATCAGCTCCACGATAATCGTTTATCAATTCCAAATCTGTTTCACCAGTTGTTAAATCAGCAGTATATTGGTTTATAATATAACGTTTATTTCTGATAATTACCCGATCATTTAATTTCAAAGTTGATAAAAACATATCAGAAAACATCGCTTTTAATTTTACAATTCGAGTTTTTTCGTTGTATAAATTTGCTATATAATTTCTGTAATGTCTTAAAAATAAACCTCTACTCGCATTTATATTGTACCAAGGTGATTGGTACTCACCAAAATTCGAACTCATTAAATAACTCATATCTGTCGGAACAGTTAAGATTTCATTTGAAAAACGATTGTAATTGTTTACTGTTGTCGTTCCTGTGGCTGTTGTAATATAAATTGGATAACTTGAAACATTTGATAATCCATTCTCATACATAAATACAGGCTTCGGTGTGTATGGTTTTAAATCCTTATCAATAAAAGTTGCTGTTTCAAAATTGTATCCTGTTGCTCTTTCAAATAATATATTTTCAAATGGAACTTTTATATCATAATTTTGACTTTCATTTACATTATCATTGTTCAAAATCAAATCACCATACTGCAAATTCGTCAAAGTATAGAAGGCATTATTTAAAATATTATCTGATTTCTCATATTGGAAATTGATTGACTTGTAAAGTTTTGGTCTTTCAATATCTGCGTTTTCTGATTGTATGAATTCAGTAATTTCGCTTACATTTCCGGCATTGTAATACAATTCTAATGGAACTAATTCAAACGAAGTTTTTGATGTTGGTATAATCATCAAATTAAACATTTTTACCAATCCGGTAA